TGTCGAGTGCATACTGCAGGCAGTCTCTGTTCTGCTGAACGATGTACCGAGTTCCTACTGTAGCTAACCCGTTAAAGGTCCCATCTGTGTTCTGACGGAGAGTGGCCCTTGAGTCTTCAACGAGTACGTAGCTGCCGTCCGGGTTTTGGATGAGATTACCGTTATCGTCCACTGCGGCGACTTTAGTGAGGACTACGTCGTAGTCGGCTTCAGCTGCTTCGAGCATTGCTTCAGCTGTTTGGAGTCCATCCATTGGGACACCTAAACGATGCCATGGAATCTCTCGTTTTGCATAGGCGAATTTAGCGTTGCCGTCTGTTTTGATTTCTAGGTCGTGACTCATATGTATTCTCCTGAATCTAACTGATGTTGCAAGTGTACCCGTGCGCAGTGCAGATGACAACCTACTGCTGTCAATCGAACAGGTGTTCGATTTTAGAGGGGTAAAAAAGTTTAGAAATAGTGTCCACTCCCTGTCCCAAACTCACATAAGTAATTTAGAGGGAAAATAGCCCTCGCTGTTACCTAACTCCATATAGGAGTAGTGACAGATAACTAGTAACCGGGAGGTTATTTTATGAGTAATAATAATGAAATAAAAGACGACAGAGTAGAGTTTGCTCTTCGTGAAGAAACCTTATGCAAAGAGATTCAGGAGATCAGGTTCGATATCGGGCTCTCAGTTTATTTTTGGTTACACCAAGAAGGTATTGGATGGGATTATTTGCAATGCAACCCATCTTATGGTGGGGATGTGTGGGAAGAGATTGCTTATGTCTCAGAACATCATCCTGATCGTATCCCCGATTATATGACGGAACTGCTTATCCAAGCGGTGCAAGATCTATGCCTTCAGGTTGCCCCTAGCAGAAAGTCTCTTGAGACCATATGGAAGGAGTTGTTTCTCCTTAAGCAAGGCAAAACAGGGATGCGCTATAGCAGTATTCTGCTTTGTCAGAGGTACTGGAACCGTATTTCCAATCGCCTTCGAAGGCGTGTGGGATATTCCGCGTCATCGTTGACCCCATAAGGTCACCCGTGCGTGAAAAGGACCCCATTCAGGTCAGTCATGCATCTCTGTACCGACTAATGCCAAATGAGGCCCTTAATTCACACGTCGTGTTCCGCGACTGACGCGCGACCTAGAAAGGATCTTTTTCGAGTTCCTGACTACGTGGTGAAGCTGCTGTTTGTCCAGCCCCGCCTTCGCCACCGCGTTTGCGGGTGAAGTCGGAAATGCTTCGAGTCTGAATCGCAACATTGTCTGCTACGACTTCGACGGTTGAGCGCTTGTTGCCCTCTTTGTCTTCCCAAGAGCGTTGTTCAAGACGACCATTGACGATAACGCCAACACCCTTCTCTAATACGTCTCCAGAGTCTTCGGCGAGTTTACGCCAAGCGACACAGTTGAAGAATGATGTTTCTTCGACCCATTCGTCGCCTTTTTTGTAACTGCGGTTACACGCTACGCTGAAGCGAAGTTTAGCGATGTTTGAATCGGTAAAAGTCATCTCAGGGTCTTGCGTAATGTTCCCGCAGACGGTTATTGCAGAATTGTTCATATGTATGAACCTCTTTCTCTTAGGTTAAGGGCAAGCCCTTATCGGTATGTCAAGTTGCAACCTTAGCAGGTTCTCCGATACCCTGAAACCTATGACCACGAAAAACGCAGATAAAAGACTGAAGATTCTAAAGCATGTTACTGAAATGCTTCTTATTATCTCTGATAATGATGAGGATATGACAGATGCAGAATTAGAAACACAGTATAATGATGCGGAGGAGTGGGCAGACTTACTGTTGGAATCCATAGGGTTCACTATTACAGACACAACAGGAGAAACTATTACGGCAACCTTAAAGCTCGAAGATATAGAAGCGTTCTTGGACGCTAAGGCTGAGGAGTATGTGGTAGCCGATAACTTAGAATAGAAGGGGAGAAGATGAGATACGACATCCGCAGTCGCGTCAAGGCTTTATCAATATTCACAGCAATTGTTCTTAGTATTTGGGGAGTCACAGTCATGGGTAGCACCCGTGTGGCAGAACCGCCAATCGAGTTGATCCGTGAAAGCGGCATCTCAGGGGTGCCTCTCCATACGTACATGTATGACACATCAACAACAACCACGTTGGTAACGACCGTGTCATCTACTACGACTACCACGACTACTACGACGTTGTCTATACCACCAGAGGCTCGATTAGCGTCAGAAGCACCTCCTGATTGCGTGGTATTCAGTGAGATACCTGATGATTGGGAATATCCACTCCCTAGTTGGAATGAGGATTGGGGTGACATGAACAGTTACCCAGAGTGTCCCCCTGATAACCACACGCCAGAGTTCTATCGTGATGAATACGAGATAATGGCTACATATTTCGTGCCGACTACCTTGATCTCAGATATCAGCGATCTAGTCGTCAATGAATTGGCTATGGAGATCATCACAGACGAATACACATTCTTGAGGTTCGATGAAGACGTGAGGGTGTTGCAGTACTACTTAGGTGTAGAGACTGATGGCGTATATGGACCGATCACTCGTGGAGAGCACGTAAAAGCACTCGTGAGGCTTGGACAGTGGCAACCCATCGATGTTTCGTACAGTCTTAATGAAATAGCAGGTACTGGTGGCTATGACTATCCAATGGATGAAGAAAAGCGCTGTCCTGAGTGGGAAGAAACGTTTTTAGCGTATGGACTCGTCCCAGTTGACGTTTGGTCATATGTGGCTTGGAAAGAGAGCCGATGTCGCCCATCAATCATCAACGACACTCTAAATAGTGATGGTTCAGTCGATTATGGGCTTGTACAGATCAATTCGATACATTCCCGTGCGGTATTTAGGGTATGTGACGGATACAGCTTAGAGACGATGCTTTTAGACGTGGATTGCAACCTACGTATGGCTCGATACCTCATGGATAACACCCGTAACCGTTTGGCCAACTGGCGCATCTACATGTACTAAAAGATGGAACCCCCAGCCAAGACAGGGAGGCTGAGGGTTCCAAAAGGTGATGGGCGGTGCACCTTTAACGGCAATATGTGGAATACAAACTACCACCTCGTTTAACATCTCCATATGGATGATGGAGCCGAGACCGCTTTGACGAAACCGCTGTTCAACTTAGCTCGGATTCTCAAGGAGCTAGTGAACTGTTAGCAGTCCCGCAGGTGCACCATAAGTCAAGAAAGGAGTGACGTAGCCCATCAGATCTTCATTCAGGTTTGCCTCCTGACCAGTCTTTGTCATTCTTCCGGCTCTTGTCGTTATCTGTGCGATAGAAGCCATCAGATCCGAACGTTATCCCTGCTGGTGAGTACACTTTACTGACCTCGCCTGAGCATGTCGAGTGTTCGATGATCTTTAGTGTGTCATCCATCATTGACTGGTTCATCTCGAACTCTTCTCCGCATGTGTTACATCTGTACTGATACTTAGGCATGTGACTATCTTAATGTGTTGCATCGGTATTGGTACTTAGGCATGTTGAAGCTCCGTGGTTTCTACGATCCATTCCCTGAGTTCTTCAATAGTTATACCTTCTTCGTTGACTTTGTCACGGAACTGTTTGATACGAGAAGCTTCAGAGGTGTTCTCGACCGCACCGATACATTCGAGGTGCTCAGGGTTGATGCACCTACGAGTACCACAGATGTGATGGACATGATTACCCGTGGGGATAGGCCCATTGAAGTGTTCCCATACGAGTCGATGGACTAACCACGGTGATGTTCGTGTGGTGTCATCAATCTTCGAAACAGGAACGACGGCGTACCCTTGACCATTGGCGCTAAGAGCGCCCTCCCATGCCAAACATTCGTTGTCTGTAACTGTGACGTATCCGTTGTCAGGGTCGAGCCAGATAGGTATCCGCTCACTAAGAGGCAAGTCGGATAGGTACCTCTTCCTAATCTTTTCGCCTGCCCGAACATGCCCGTGATTATTGTAACGACCATAGTGAGCTTGACATATTCGTCCCCACTTCCAGTCAGGATTGTTTCGTTCTGCAAGAGGGTGAGTGCGTGCGGCGTTGCCACAAGGGGAGCCATCCTCTAAGGGAACAATACAGATGTCGTTGGACTCTCCACTCTTGTGACGCCAAGGCTTGTTCAGTCCCAAGTCTCCCGTCTTCCTGAGTCTCGTTACGTGTGGCTTACAATACTCCTTTCTACCCGTGCGCAAGTTTTCGCAGTTGGGTACTGAACAGGGTTCTTTAGGTTCACTTCGTCTAGCCTTATGCCATTCGGTTTCCTCAACAGTTCCTCTGTTGTGCATAGCGCTGGCATGAGAGTTACACATTTCTTTCCATACTGCATCCTTCTCACAGCCATCAATTGAACACGTCTTGCCCATGTTGATATGTGCTCCCTTTCTGGCATCTGTAGAACCATGATCTTGCATTCGTTGCCCGTGGGTGTCACAGTAAATGGCAAGCCCTTGCCAACCTCTTGCATCTTTATCACAATCAGGTACAGGACAAGGTGGGCGTTTAACATCTACACCATGCACTATCTGTATAGGGATATCTGCTTGGACATCACCATGTGTGCTTTTGCGAACCGCATGTGTGCCACACAGTTCTTCCTTAGTGTTACCGTCATGGTTCAGACCATCACGATGACCTCTACCAATCTTGCGATTACAGCGAACACCTTCAGAGTTGGTGACCTTGCAGAATACCTTCTTCTTTGAATGACGGTTACAGGTGCAGTCCTTCTTACACTTAGCCATTAGTTAAGACCGCCTATAGAGCGTCGTGATCTCAAAGCGATGACGACCTCATCGAAGGGCATCTCATTAGATAGCTTCAATGATTGACGTATACGTCTACGTTCTCTGAATGTCTTACCTCCCCAGATTCCTGTTAGGTCAGGGATGACTACTGCTTCTGCTAGGCATGAGTCTTGAACTGAACATTTGTTACAGTAGGCAAGGGCAGGGGCACGAGTGTTGGCTCCCCTCTCTGCGAAGAAGATAGAAGGATCAACACCTTCACACTCTGCGTGTTGTCTCCATATGTTACGAGTCATTGGGTATCACCCGTAGGCACCAAAACTTTTTGACCGACTCGGATCATCGAACCACCATTGAGTTCACGTATGTGATACACCGCATTCTCTAAGTTGCCTTCGCATTGAGCGATGGCGATGTTCCATATTGTGTCACCGTGAGTAGCGACGTGAGGTGTTCCGTCGCAGGTGAACTGTGCATGTTCGTCGTTGACCATAGCGAATATCCATACAGCAAGTACTACTGCGAGTACACCTGCACCAATCTTCGCTAATCGTTTCAGTATCCCTGTCATAGTTACAAGCCTACTTATTAAGCAACACAAAAGCAACATGCAACAAACGATTTCTAAAAAAAGCCAAGAAAAGACGTGAGCAAAGACGTGAAGCAAAACCATGCATCACCACCAGGTAAAACTCAGCCCCGCACAGCACACAAAGACAACGACACACCCAAAACAAACCGTGAGACAATCCATGAGCACACCGAACACACCAAAACGTACAAACACACTCTCATAGCTCAATAGCCCCGCAAACTTTTCGAACACACGTTCGGGCCGGGGGCAGCCCTGTACACAATTTTGAGTCTTATACTTCTCTGGTTGAATTCAGGAGAGTATGGAGTAGAGGATGGTTGTGAGTGTTGCGATGGTTATTAGTGTGAGTGTCCATCGTCTGTGGAGTTCTGCTTTTTTCTTGTTGTAGAGTTTGATGCCTTTTTTGTAGGCGTCTTTGGTGAGTTCGTCTGCGTCTATTATTAGTCCTCCGTTCATTTCGATGCTGTGGCTGTTTAGGAGGATTTCCATGAGGTCTTCGATGAGTTTGTTTATGCGTATGTAGTCGTTGGGTTTTTCGTTGAAGGAGTAGTGGCCGAGTTCGTGGATATATTTTGCTAGTGAGTCGTAGAGGGTGTCTTGTCCGTTTCCCGTAGGGCCTTTTTTTTGGGGGGGTGTGGGTTGTTCTGAGGGGTGCATTTTCTATTTCTGTAAAAATTTTTTTGAGGGTCGGTTTTCTTTTGTTGTTGTGAATAGCTGTTCTTGGGGGTTGCGTAGTCTGTCTTGTGCGACGGTTAAGTATTTTTCGGATATTTCGCTTCCGATGTAGTTGCGGTTGAGGTTTTGGGCGACGACTGCTGTTGTTCCTGTGCCTATGAATGGGTCGTATATGGTGTCGTTTTCGTCGGTGAAGTTTTCCAGTACTTTTTCAACGAGTTCTTCGGGGAATACGGCTCCGTGTCCTTTGAGTTTGCTTCGTTGTCTTTTTACGAGCCATATGTCTTCGAGGGTGCCGCGTTGGAATCTGCCTTTTTCGAGGAATTGTCGGCTGATGGCGTCGTGTTTGTCGAATACGAGTATGAGTTCTGTTCTGCGGTTTAGGACGTGTTCCGCCATTGCGGGTTGTCCGTGTCCTTTGTCCCAGATGATGATGTCTTTGAGTTGTTCGTTGAAGTCGCCGATCATTTTGAACACTGATCGTTTGGAGCCTGTGACGATGCTGATGTTGTAGAAAATGAGTGGGGAGACTCTGAGTAGTTCGTTGAGTATTTCGGTGTGTAGGGCGTTGTATTCGTCTATGGGGAGGTTGTCGTCGAATTGTTCGTATTTGGAGGAGAATTCTTTAACGATTTGCCGTGAGGTGTATTCTCCCCATGCGCCGTCTTCGTATTTGCCTCTGCCTTTTTTTCTTCTGATCCGTAGGTTCATGTTGTACGGAGGGGAGGTGACTACAAGATCTATGGAGTTGTCTTCCATTCTTTTGAGGGTTGTCAGACAGTCCTCGTGGTAGATCTTGTTTAGCTCCATGCTTGGTTAGCCTTCTCCACCGTATTCGAAGTATGGGTTGTATCCGGATAATCCTATTTTGGTTTTGAGTTCTTTTTCTTTTGGTGGAGCCGCCGCGATTTTTTCTATTGCGACTCGTGTTTCGGTTTCGTTGTCTTTCACTATTCCCTGCTCTCGTAGTGTGGCGTCACAGATTTTAGGCCGTAGGTCGAGTGTGAGGCTAAGCACGCCGTCTTCGAATTTAACGTTGCAGTCTGCGATCATTAGGAAGTCTTGGTAGTCGGCTTCTTTTTGATTGATCCATTCGCGCCGCATTTCTCCTTCTAGTGGAGGCATTTGCGCTTTGGTGATTGCTTTTGCCCGTTCTAGGAATCTGAGCTGCATTTTGGCGATCTCTGCGTTAGTATCTTTCAAGATTCTATCCATAGTTGTAACGATAACAGCTTTACGCCACAGTGTAAACCCCAACTGATAGTCTGGTGTTCTACCAAAGTTAGAGGTGATAGTGCGTGGATATCGATCTTCCAGTAACTTCCCGTTGGGTGCGCTTAGATGAGTTGCATCCTCGGTTTAAATTTCGTTTAGGAGCTTTTTTTGATGACTCTGCCATTAGTGGTCGAGTTTCAATTGTCTCCGGTGTAAGAACAATGGCTGCACAGCAGGCACTGTATGACAAATATAAAAGTGGACGAGGGAATCTCGCCGCGAATCCGGCCCGCCGGTTTGGCAACGGTTTTCAGGGTAGCTGGCATATGGCCCAGCCTGCCTTTGACGACTATGGGTTCGCCGTGGATTTCAGGATAACTGGCAAGGGTTTAGCGACTTGGGAAGTCAACAATATTGCTAAGCAGTATGGTATATACCCTACAGTGAGTAGTGAATGGTGGCATCATCAGCCTTATGGGCGTAGAACTGATGGAACTTGGGGCTGGTTTGACGCTCCTGCGTTGAAGGGCGAGAAAGCTGACAAGGCTGTTCGTTCAAAAGATCAAGAATTGGCTAAAGCCAAGCATCCTCTTGAGGTGCTTGCTGAGGCTATTGGTCGCGCTCGTCGTCAGGTTTTACGCAAGGGTTCTCGTGGTGAGGCTGTGAAGTTTCTTCAGTTACTTTTAGAGAAACAAGGTATTGGAACGGCACGTAATTCAAGTAGAACTCTTGATGGTAAAGGTATCGACGGAATTTTCGGAAGCGGCACTGAACGTGCGGTTAAACAGTTCCAAAGAAATGAAAGCCTTAGTCGTGACGGCATTGTAGGGCCTGCCACTTGGGAAGAACTAATCAACTAATGCATTAACTAAATTTTTCTTCGTTTAGAGGCTGTGTCTTTTAATATGAGATGCTGTTGCTGTTCTAGTGTCACAATTTTTCCTTCAATATAGGACATGCGACGTCTAAGATCATCTACCGTGTCTCTGAGTGCGCCGAGAAGCGCCTCTATTTCTTGCAGTTCCCCGTCCCAGGCGGTCATTCGACTATTGTACAGGATATGACACCTGAGTCAATTCCAGATACATCATGGGAGCTTCAACCAAGGGTGTCGAAGGCTGATTCTTCGTTAGATGAATTAATAGCTGAGGCAAAAACTTTGGTTGATGACTTCTTTAAAACAGCGGAAAGACTACCTCACTGGGGAATTGTTCTTCGTCGTATACGTTTAGCTGCGATGCGAGAAAAATTTGAATCTTGGCTTGAAGATTTACAAAAAATTTCTGAGTAAGTAGGAGTGGCGGGAATCGAACCCGCGATCTTCGGATTAAAAGTCCGCTGCCTTACCGCTTGGCTACACTCCCGTCTTTTACCACCTGTAATAAGTACCTAATAAGGCTAAGAAGCGCTTAGAGGCGCTCTGTGGGGCTGTGGAAGGGAATTAGCGGTCTTTATCCGTGCCAGTGTTGTCCGTGATCGCCAGTTTTATATTCGCGATTCGTGGGTTCCTTGACTGCATCTTTGATGATGTCTATTTGGGTTTTTGCTTTGTCGCCTAAATTGAGTTTCTCCAATTCGAGACATGCTTCCCAGCAAGCAATTTGAACTTTTTCTGCAACTATTGAGTAAGGCATAATTTTTACCTTACTATATTTGCTTCATCTGGGATGATAGCCGCAAGGGAACGAGGTGTGTGGTGTATCTCACCGTTGGAATCAGTCCAATGAATCCACATGGCAGGATCTTTTAAGTTCTCCAGATTCTGATGGGGATTATATTTTTCTCTAGCCACGAATGAACTTTATCGCCCTTTTTGGACAAGATCCAATGCAATACCGTAGATGGTTTTCGCATGGTCAAGATCTGTAGTAACAAGTTTGGCAGAGGTTTCTAAAAGAACTTTGGAAATGGTTTCTTCTGTTTCCGGTTCTGGTTCTTTTGGAGGTTCCGGCATCAACACTTCAGATTCTGCAGTTTCTTTCTCTGCTTCTTCTTTTGCTGCTACAAGTTTGGCTATTGCGTCCCAATCGATTTTTGGATCAGAGATGTCTGGGCCAAGATTCTCTAGTTTGTAATCAGCTACTTCCCATGCCATGTTTTTAGGAGATACAGCGGGTCCGCCATAGTATGCATCTAACCATGCCCAAGTGACAGCAGTTTTGTCAGTTACAACAATGTTATGTCTAACCCAGTCGCCATCACCTATACGGGCACGAATGAAACCTTCATCAAAGTCTGCTTCACATTCAAACGAAGTGGGTGGTCCACCGACTGGAACTTGACCAATTTTGATTGAATCTCCCCATCTTGGTTTTTGTCCTAGATGATAAACGTACATTCCGATAGGCATGTAACCATCTTTGGTTTTCCCGAACCATGTACGGAAAGAGAAACCGTCAGGATCTGGGCGTCGATTCCCGTGTCCGTTGGATTGACCTTTGCTGTTTTTGTAGCGAAGATCGGCAAAGCCAAGAGTCTTTCCAGTGCTGTGTGATTCCCAATCTCCGTTGATTTTCACCATGTAAGAAACTTTTACATGACGACAAGGTGGTATCTCTTTATAGAGAGCACTGCCGTAGTGGGAGCCTTCAGGGAACAACAATTTCAGGCTATCGCCATGCCATCCAGAAGTTATTCTCGAAGCAGAATGAATTTTTCCTTCCCAAGAGTCTTCCCAACCGTGTGAGAAGTTCTCGTGGACAAGGATACTCAAGGACGGCGACGCCAGAACACGAGCCTAGAGAAGAAAGTTGGCTTCTCTAAAATCACTTCGTGACGTTCCATAACCGTTTCCGTTTTAGGGGCTTCAGCTTTTTTGGCAACTGGTTTCTTTGCAGGAGCTTTTTTCTTAGGTGTTGCAGCACGCTCTTTCGCCGCAGGGTTGCGTGGCGGTGTAGTGGCGCGAGTTCCAGCTTTATTCGTTTGAGCGGTAGCTTTTTTTGCTGCAGGTTTTTTAGCTGCGGGCTTTTTAGCTGCCGGTTTTTTAGCTGGAGCCTTTTTAGCTGCTGGTTTTTTCTTTTCAGCCATATCTAGGGGTTCCCTCTGTTGTCTGTGTACCTTGTGTAGTCTACATAACAATGGAGACTTACCCGGACACATACTCAAAACTAGCCCTTTCCATGACTGCGGCTCAACAGGCTAAAGAATCGCTTGTTGATGAATTGGGAGTGGGTGAGGATTTGCCTTTCAACTTCTTTGGATGGTGCGAAAACGAATTATTGTTGATAATTCAGTGTTCTAAGGCTGATATGGACATGCCTGCGGCGGCACGTTTGGAGAAATGCGAACATGCTATAGGGGCAATGCGTGAGTATTGGCATTGTGATGAGATCACTCTTGTGGCAGAAGGGTTTCAGTCAAAAACGCCAGAAATGCTCAAAGGAACCGATATTTTCCAAGCTTTCGTTGACAAGAGTTCAGAGATTGAAGAAGTGTTAACAGCCACACACGTTGAAATAGACGAGTTCGATAACCCGATGGCGACGCTCGTCAGTGTGCCATATCAATATCTATTAGGCAGGCACGTTGTTTGGGGTGAAGCTTTAGGGTTCGAGAGGGGTGTTGGAGGGGTTCTGACTAACGCCAAGATTCCTTCGACAATAGCGAAGTGTATTTCTGAAAGTCCAAATACAGAAATTTATGGGGAAGATTTGGATCGAATCATGAGTGTTCTTACAGAGAGTGGGTTTAATGTGCAGGAATTCCAATGAACCGACAAGAGTTCATTAAGGGATATTTAGGGCCAATAGATTTAGAAAAAGGCGAACGTAAAACTGGTGTTATGGCATGGGTGTTTCTTGGTTTATTTGTTTTAATTTGGGATATATGGGCAATAAGGACACAAAAAGTAGAGACTCTTACAAGGAGTTTCTGGAGGCTCAGTAAAACGTCTTATGGCGGGTTTGTTCTCCAGTCACTCTGGGGTATCCTGACGGTACACCTATTAATCGAGGCGCGACTACGACAAGCACTAGAAGGTCGTAGGAATAATAAGGCGCATTAAGAGAACATAAATGAAAAAATTAATATTGCTGGCTACTACAACAGCAGTTATTGCAGGGATTCTGGTATTCGCAGGACCTGCTACTGCACACCATGACAAGATTTACACACCTTGTGATACCACTACAGGTCATGTCCATATGTCCTTTGAGGAGGTGTCGGCTCGCATTTCGATAATGGAGCAAGACGGCACAATACCTGCGGGCATGATCTCAAGATATAACGAAGAGCGTGACGGTGGAAAAGGTAACGAAGATCCCCGACGTGTCTGGGCGAGACATTTAGAAGAAGGTCAAATACTTTCTTTAGGTAATTGGGCAAGCGGTGAGCATCCCGAATTAGAACAACTCATGTTCGACAGCGGGCTTGTGGCTGAATGGCAATTAGATGCCAACAAACAAGTGAGACGGTTTGATGATCCTTACTGGATGCAAGCAAACCCACTTTCACCATCGTTCACTGTTTGGCAGTCTCTATGTATGGCTAATCTCGGATATTCAATTCCGATGTTTGAAATCAATGAAGATGGCCATTGGACTTCCAATGTTCCTTCAACGACGACAACTGCTCCACCAGTAACTACAACTGCTCCGCCAGTTGTGGCAACAATCCCTGTTCTTGCAACTCCCACTCTTGAAGATGTTCCCGAAGAGGCACCAATTCCTACTCCCGAGAAAGCACCAGTTGTTTGGGAAAGTGAACCCTTGTCATCTGAATATGACTTATGGGATGCTGAATTTGAAGGATGGCCTTTTTACGAAACCCTTCTTTTACTTGAAGAACGGTATCCTCCGAACACTCCTAACCGATTTCATTTTAGATTATCTGTCGCCATTGAATTTCTTCGTGAAGGCGGAATGATTGGTCAGTTGGACCGCATCTGGGAGTCCGGTCTCTGATGTAGAGTTGGGGGATGGTTGGTTACCCCCCTGATAGTGCATATGAACAACGCATGTCTGAAACGATGCGTATTGGTGGATACAACGTAGAGGTGCTCCGCGCCGCCCCTATAGCTTGTCCTGTGTGCGGTGATCCGACAGGTAACTGCACCCCCGTGGAGGGAGAGGCAGGTCCGGATCACATCGCTGGTATCGGCGATGGGCAGACGCATCTAGTTGAAGAAGATATAACAGAAGAACGCACGTTGGCGGGTGACATAACCATAACTGTCTTAAAGCACGCTAAGGGAAAACTCATCTCTTTAGAGGAAGCTAGAAACTTAGGATTAATTTGACAGTTTCCGCAATTTCTGATTCGATACAATCAGAACACTAAAAGAATATAAAGCCCGAGAGATGGTAAGCCATGACCCTGCTAACACAAGAATTTGTAGATACTTACGCCCATAAGACACCCCCATGGGGATTTGGTGGAATGGGAGAAGTCGTGTATTTACGAACTTATAGCAGGTCAAAAGGTGACGGCACAATTGAGACGTGGCCTGAGACTCTACAGCGTGTCATAAATGGTGCTGGTGAAATCGGAGTTGATTACACAAAAGCTGAAGCGGAACGTCTTTTCGACCACATGTTTAATTTGCGTTGCTCATTTTCTGGTCGTGCCTTGTGGCAGTTGGGCACTCCGTTAGTTCAAAAACTAAATGGAGCGAGTCTCAATAATTGTTACTACGTGAACATTGAGACCATTGAAGACTTCGAATTCTTATTCGACATGCTGATGCTCGGAGGAGGCGTTGGATACTCGGTTGAACGGGCAAAGATCCATGAACTTCCTAAAGTAAAGACAGGCGTGTCAATTACACATGAACGAACAAATGATGCAGACATTATCGTTCCAGATTCACGACAGGGTTGGTCGCGGATGCTTCATTCAACCCTTAAATCCTATTTGCATACAGGTAAATCTTTTTCTTATTCCACGATTCTAATTAGAGAATTTGGGGCAAAGTTAAAAACGTTCGGAGGAACTGCCTCTGGACCGGGAGCACTTATCGACGGTTTGGCAGACATTTGTTCTGTCATGGACAACCGTGCTGGTAAGAAACTCCGAAGCGTAGATGTCTTAGACATTTGCAATATTATTGGCAGAATTGTTGTTTCAGGTTCTTCTCGCCGTTCAGCGCAGATCGCGATGGGAGATCCTGACGATGTTTTATTTTTGAGAGCTAAAAACTGGGGAACTGGAAAGATCCCCGCATGGCGCTCAAGTAGTAATAATTCAATTTATGCCGATTCATTTGATGAAATAATGCCCGAATTTTGGAAGGGGTATGATGGAAGTGGAGAGCCATATGGACTTGTTAACAGGAAGCTCGCTAGAAGAGCTGGTCGTCTTGGAACGGCAAAATCGGATACATCGATTGAGGGGTTTAACCCCTGTGCGGAGATCGCGCTCGGTGACGGAGAGAGTTGCAACCTTGCGACAGTTTTTCTCCCGAATATTGAATCGTTAAAAGACTTTCGAGACATTTCTACTTTGCTGTATAAATGTCAAAAACAAGTTACTCAACTTGATTATCCATTCGAAAAAACTACAAATATCGTAAGGAAGAATGCCCGTTTGGGGCAATCGATTACAGGTGTTTTGCAGTCATCTGAAAAACAATTGAGTTGGCTTCCAACTATTTATGAATATCTTGAAGGAATTGATAAAGAGCATTCCGCTAAAGAGGGTTTGCCAGAGTCTGTACGGCTTACGACAATTCAACCTTCAGGAACTTTATCTTTACTTCCAGGTATGACACCAGGCGTTCATCCGGGTTTTGCGCAGCATTACATTCGTCGTGTGCGCTTCCGTTCGACTGATCCGCTAGTGGAAGCATGTCGTAAACGTGGTCACCATGTTCAATATGACGTTGGGCTGGATGGACGCGAGGATTACACTTCATATGTTGTCGAGTTCCCATGTAAGTCACCAGAAGGGGCGACGTTAGCGGGAGACATGACAGCTATAGATCAGCTTGAATGGGTCAAGCGTATGCAAACAGATTGGGCTGACAACTGTGTATCTGTGACTGTTTATTATCGCAAAGAAGAAATGGGCGATATTAAAGAATGGCTGAAAGAAAATTACACTAAATCAGTTAAATCAGTGTCTTTCCTGCTTCACACAGATCACAACTTTCCTCTCCCTCCATACGAGGAATGCACGGAAGAAGAGTATGAGACAATGTTATCGAAGATTGATTTTTCAGTTCCGTTGACCCAAGAAAATGGTAATCACGAAGTTGAAATAGACGATTGTGAAGGCGGCGCATGCCCAATTAAGTAAAGGGTGGCTGATTAAAACCGGAAAGGATATGCTGGTTGTATGACAGATACAGAAACCACACTAATACAAGAAATAGAATCTTTTTTAGAATTGACAGCTAATAGAGAACTATTTTCCGCCGATGAAGTTCAAGACTTACTTTTAGATCTTAGAGAGAAAAGTCTCAACGAGGCTTCTTAACTACCACTTCTCTATGGGACAGTGGAGACCTGGAACTCGAACCTTTAAGGGCATAAAGCAACCACATTCTTTGCAGCGTTTAGATACTCGTCTAAAGCGATCACATTCAAGACAGTGCGCGTATTTCTCCGCAGGACGGAGTTCGGTCATCGTGGATTCGTTAGGTGCGTGTCGCCTTTTTCCCAAAGTCGAGTGCCACATTTGAGGCATGTCTCAGACCATGGATAAGCCTGTCGGTATTCGGCAGGATGTGAACAATCTAGAATTTCTGTGACGCTCACATTGACAAGATCTCTAACAAATGCTGATAGGGATTTACCTTCACGCTCTGCTGCTAACTTCCAGCGTTCGTGGTCTCGTACAGTCGAACGGATAAGAATCTGTTTGTCCGCAGGTCCGTCATCATCGCTGATTTTGGAAGAGATTGTGTGATCTAAAGTTTCAGCCACTTTGTCCATTGCGGCTTCGACGTTATCTATCTCTTTTTGGGCGTCGTCTGCTTCTTGCTGATGGATCTTTTGTGCTAATTCAGCCGCAGCAACCATAGGGTCATGCTGAACTGCGGGTTCAGGTTTAGGTTCTGGTTCTGCTTCCATTGAAGCTTCAATTTCTTCCATTTCAGCCAAAAATCCATCTAAGTCGTCTAAGGAAACTGGTTCTGTTTCTTCTTCCGTAGATTCTTCTTCAATCTCCGCTTCAGACTTTTCTTCTACTTGACTACCCTCTGGTGGAAGGTACTGTGTTGTTGGGATTTCTGTCGATTCGTCACTCATGTATATCAGTCTATGCTGTTTTCGTCGTCTGGTAGGGGAAGTTCTATAACTTCGGCGTCTACGATGTTTTCTTCGCCTATTTCTCCAAGCATTTTATTAACCTCTTCTTCGGGCAGAACACCACTTTTAGCCATTAATTCAAGCAATTCTCTTGCTTCTTCTTCAGGGGAGAACTTGTTTATGGGTGCAGCATCATTCTCGCCAATCATTGAGACACGTATAGGGTCAGAAAGATTACTGGAAACATCCATTTGAATTGAAAGATTATTGCTTTCCATGCCCAAAAGCTTTGAACGTCTGTCCATTATGGATAAAACTTGCTGAATCGCTTTCATGTCAGGTTCTACTTGTATTTCTGTTCCGTCGTCTAACGACACTCTACGATGTTGAGTCAATGGCCATATAGCCGCCTGTAGGGAGTCAAGTCGTTCTAATTCCATTCTGAGAACTTCGGGGTAGGCCATAAGGGCTTCACGGTTGAGTCGCTCTAACTGGCGACCAATCGCTTTTGAAACTACAGAAGTCGATATACCAAAACGACGACCGATCTCATTGACGGCAACGCCACCTTGACGCATTTTGAATATGCGTAGGTCACGTTCCGCTAAGAACTCTCTTGATAGGGCTTTACTGGTTTCTTCTGACATATTTAACTAACATCCATAAACTCGGTTACTTCAAAGGGAAACTTTACGCCACGTTTCATCTGTAGTGGCCAATACCTTAGATCCCTTGCGCCTCTAAAATGGTTAACTTCATATACATATTCTCCCATAGCAGTGGGGTCTGGTTGTAAAGCAAGCCCAAATTCAGGCCATCGAGACCATACAGCGGAACCAAAAGGTCGCAGTTCACGACTAGTCATGGAGGTTCCTAGAGGTGCGTGATGCTCCAACCAAAGAGCAACTCCGTAGACCGCTCTAATAGTGTCTAAATATTTGGCAACTTCAATAGCTACGGCTTCTGAAGTACGAGTACCAGGATCTAGAAATGCCTTATACAGCGGACCCATAACTAGTAGATCTGGTTTAGTTTCTTCTATGTGTTGTTCAAGTAATATTCGATCATTGGCGTTGAGTAGGTCCAAGCCATCTGGCTTGATAAACAAATGGGCTTGCATTTTGTCTGCATAGCCCATTGACTTTGCCGCTCCTACGATTTTTCTAGAAGTGCGTCGGATGATTCGCTCAGGGTTCTCTAAGTCAACGGTAAGTGTTCTGATGGGTTTCATTTGTTGGAAGGTGAAAGGGTTTACTCCTAAACCGGCACAAATTGCTACTTGTCGTGCAAGCATAGTTTTACCTACACCTTCTGCGGCTACGACCATTACACGCTCTCTGCGTTCCAAAAGTCCAGGTATTAGCCAATCGTATGCGTCACTAACGGCTTCCTGTAGGAACTCATCCCATACAACTAAACGCCCTTCATCTCTAATGCCCACAGCATCGGTAGTTTGAGCTAATTGTTGTGTTCTGTTGAGTATTTGTGCAGGAGATTTGTCAGGATCATTTAGCAATTGGCGAATTTGCTCTAGGGCAAGTTCTTCGCGTGTGGGAGGAGGAAGTTCTTCTTCGGGTAATTCCTCTATCTCTTCTTGTGTTTCTTGTCCTTCAAATTCAGACTTGAGTGTGGTTGACTCAACTTTTATGAGTTCAGTAGTTGAACCCCCTGCCTCTATATGGTCAGTTATGTCCTTTGCTTCGGGGCATTTAAAGATTTCGACGTCACATTCAACCTTTTTAAGCTCCTCATAGACGTGAAGGGCATGTTTTCTTCCGACCTCATCGTTATCGGTAACAATGTCTACGGTTGCCCCCCTGAGAGCTTCGGTGTGTAATTCAAGCCACTTCCCTGCCCCACCCGGCATAGTTGTAGCGCAGGCACCCATTTGAGTGAGCGTGTCGCAATCCTTTTCACCCTCTACAACAAAAATTGATTCTTTATTTTCAATTGCTTTGTTTACTAAAGGTAAGTTGTATAGGACTTTTGGCGTGCTCCCCAGTTTGTAGGTCCAACCTCCAGAACCATCAGGGCGTCGTTGGCGGAAAGTTTTCTTACCATCAGGTTCGGAAAAACGAACTTTTTCGAAAAGAAGAACCCCATCTGCATCTTTGTATTCGTATTTGCTTACAAACGTAAGTTTTGGAGCTTTCGCTTTATCGTATTTAGGTGGATCAAAATCAGTTGATGTTTTCTTACTGTCAGGTCGAAGATCCGATAAAGAAAGACCCATAGAACTAACTATTTCTGCCGCCCCACAAGCGCCTCCGGATCGATGACAATGAACAAGTATCTGACCATCATCTTTTTCATGGACAGACAATGAGGGGTTGTTGTCGTCTTGCCTACAAGGACAGCGTGCTTCCCATCCATTACTGGATTCGGTAACACCATTTAAACGGTTTAAGAAGTCGGCGGTATGGCTATATCTCATGAAGGATTAGACGATCTAGTTCTACCTCTACCATAATCAGAAGTAGGTAAAAAAACTCTTGCACTACGATCTGCGTAGATGTTTTGACGGCGTCGAATCAAGGCACGATCACCTTCCTCTAACCCACCCCAAATGCCGAGAGGCTCATGGTGGAGCGAGTATTCCAAACACTCTTCTTTAAAATCGCATGCGCTACAGATGGCTTTAGCCTTCATACTATTTTCACGCAATCGACCTATTGATTTGCCTTTTTGTCCTCGCAGTTTTACAGGAAACCACCATTCGGTTGGGTGGCCAGTGCAAGCCCCCTTTTCTGGTGGGAGTGTCGGGGGCTCTTTTTTTAGCACGCTATGCCTTTCGTCTAGTAATCCGCTTTACGTCGTCCGATGATAAAAATACAAGCGCAGATTGGATTTCTAAGGTTCCCCCTGCGTCAACGGCAACTATGTCTATTGCATCAGGCGGAATAGATAGCTCTCTAGAGAGTGCGGCACGAGTCCCTTCGATGCGTATTTCATCTTGCCCCATATCCAGGTCATAGTCAAGACTTGCCACGGAATTTTTATCAATTGCACCAGGATTTTTCCATTCAGCATCTCTTTCAGTTGCTTTCAGGCACCAGACACAAGCAATCTTGGGTGCTGTGGATGCTCTTGGGCGAATCTCTATGTGCCCGCATTCAAGGTGATGGTGATACTTGACCGTACCCCAATTGCCGATTCTCTCGATTCGCTCAACGGAACGTCTGGGAGATTTTCGGTGTTCCGTTGTCATGCTTATATTGAATCACAAAGATCTTGACTGGTGGTGCCCATTCATCTAAACTTGCTTCATGGACACCAGTACTAGCGCTTACCGCCAAAATAAGCCGTGGCGTGACCGCCCTCAAGTAAATCCTCATTTAGCCAAGCGGTCTTATTCTCGTCAGAATAAATGTCGCCCAATATACGTCCGAACTTGCCGCTCTTGTCTTTGTGAGTTTGAATGTAAATCGTCTCATGACCATCAAGCCAATCACTGGCAAACGCCTTTGCAGCCATACCCGCCTCTTTCTCAACGAGATCCTTGGTACGGGTCTCAGGGGTATTCACACCAAGTAGACGAATCCGAGCTTTGTGATGAATGTCGAAACCGACATCAATCATCGCATCGATAGTGTCTCCGTCAACTACTCGTAGAACTTTCGCAGCATAAAAGTATTTATTCGCTGTTCTACATTCACAACTGGGATCACAGTTACATTCCATAAAAGACCTCTTTAATCATATTGGGTGAACTTTGTGCCATCAGCCCGTTTTTTCCTAATGGCTCGCGGATGTTCTTCTTCGACGACTAAGTCTTCAAACTCTTCAAAAGTTCCTTTGAACCCTTTACCAAGTTTTTTGTATTCTTCCCAGTAGTCGTTGTCTGCATTTGCATTTTTGGCCACGACTAAAGCTTACTACCTGTAATGAGTACATAGTAGAACTAGAAAACCCCCGGCCCTTTCAGACCGGGGGTTTTCAGTTGTCCTCTGAGCAGTTTTACCTACTCACTCCCTATTATTTAAGGAGCAGCGTCGAAGGTGACTTTGACGAATGCTTCTGGACGTTTGATGGCGAGAGCCAAGCGCTGTTCAGCCAGTACGACAATTGCGTTCCGGATGAAGAAGTCACTGTGCTGTTCGCTGATTCGGATGCTTGCTTCTTCACGATCATAGAGCTGTGCACCAGTTCCGAATGCGCCGACGACACAAGTGCCTTCTGCGATCGCTGGAGTCTCTACGACTGGAAGTCGCCAAACGCGTGGTTCGCCGCCGAGTGCTACTGAAACAGCGACCAAGTACTGGCCGTTTGAATCTTTAGTTAACTCGACATCTTCCCAGTCATTTGGATGCATTACGATGCCGGTTGGCTCGTAGTATGCAAGGAATGAAAGGGTAGCTGCACGACGAATTGCATCTGCTTTGGTGTCCTTCACCGGAGTGGTGGCACCAGCAGACCATGCGTAAGTCTGAATACCAGAGGCTACTGTGATACCTGTGAGGTTTTCACCGGTACCAGCACCACTGATAATCTGTGCATCTTCTTGCAAACGAAGGCCGTAAAGAAGCTCATTGTCGATAATCGACCGAAGCTGTGGCTCGTCTGCTAGTACGTTACGGTGAGCGGCTTCCCAGTGCGCAAGGGTGCGTACTGGTGCTTGCTCGCCGACGAATGCCAACGTTGACTGTGGCTTTGCGGTGAACGTAGCAGGAGAACCTGAACGCTCTGACACAGCAGCAGCATTGTTGGTAAAGCCGGACATCCGGAAGTACTCAATTACAGCAGCGTTGGTTGTGCGAGTTGGGAACAAGTCACGAACTCGTTTTGTACGCTGTGGAGGCATGACGATTGGGTCACGCTGGATAGTTCCAAAAGAACCGGGTGTGCCTGAAGGAAGTGAAGAGTAAACATCTTTCTGTCCGTAAAGGTCTTTAGAAGCAAGGCTTCCTGGTACCTGGAACGGAGCAGGCATGTTTGCTCCTGCAGCGCCATTAGCAAGAGCTTTGAACTCAGCTGAGTCTAGGAAGGCTTCACCAACAGTTTGGTATTGCCTAACAGCCTCTTTGACTTCACTGCTATTTGCCCATTCGGCTGCAGCTTCTGCGGCGACGGACTCGGTCTGAGGTGTTGAACCCCATTCACGAGTTTTTTCCATCTCTTGGATGCCATCAATGAGACCTTTGATCTCTTTGATGTCTTTCATGTTTGAATCAAATGCAGATTTTTGTTCTGCATCGACCTGGACAACGCCATCTTCGATTTCGAAAGAATCGGCGATCTCCTTGTTTTGATCCATCTTTGTACGCATTGCAGATTGCAATTCGTTTAGACGGGAGGTGTCCTCGCTCATATTTCCCTCCTCGGGATTAATTGGACGTGTTTGATAATTATGTCGTCCGATCCCAAGGTAAGCACCCGAGTCGGTACAAGTAATAGGATACTACTGATAGCTATACCTGTAGTGTAGGAGTGTCAAATATTCGGGTGTTTTTGTGGGGTTAGTGTTTTACCCAATATTTCCAAATAACAGCGGATACAACTATTAATGCGGTGAGAATAGGCGCTATTTTCATTGGTTTTCTCGCCAGTATTGTTCTACGTATTTCCCACTTGCTCCGAAAAAGTCATCAAATTCTTCTCTTCCGAGAATTTCGAAATGTCCATCTTTGTTTCTAAAAGCAACAAGTCTAGGTGT